ATATACATTAGCTGAATCATATACTGGTTCTACACGCCCGTCTGCCCCAAATCTCAAACCTACAATAGAATTGAAATTATGTTGGTGTGGTACTAGATTTGGGCCGCCAACGGTTGACGAATCAGCGTTGACTGGAGCGATTGTTGGAGTAGTCATACTACTATTTAAGCCAACGCGATACCTGTGGTACTCTGTACAAACTGCTTGGCAAAGTTTTCGTCAGTGGCTTCTGCCACAGTCACTGTGGTTTTTGCCAGTTTGACTTCCTTGTCGGGATGCACAGTAAACAGATAGGGCATGAGTCCCGGGCCACGCTCGCCCATGGCTATCACCATAGGTCTATGCAGTTTATAATGTGTGGCAGTTTCTTCAACCAGCTTAGCCACTAATTCTTCTCCAGAGGTCAATTTAAAAGTTGCCACCTCTCCTGTTGTTACGCCTTTGTCAATTAACATTTTCTAACCTTTTCTTTAGTTCTGTAAATCCACCCACTAGTTCTTCACCTAGAAAAATCTGTGGTACTGTTCTTGCTGAGGGCACTGCCTCTAACAATTCTTCTTTGGTATATCCATCTCCAATTTTCTTTTCTTCAAATGGAATACCTCGTTGTTTTAGCAATGCCTTGGCCTGATCACAATAGGGACAATTATATTTGCTCCATATCACAGCTTTCATTTCATTTCCTTTGTATCATATGTCTGTTGAAAAATGTCTAGTTTAACCACACCAAAGTCGCCTTCACCGTGTCGAACAATAACATCGTTTCCTTTGGTATATTCTAGATCACCCCAACTAGCTTTTACTACACCGTCATGGTCTGCTAACTTGGCCAATTTTACAACACCACCTTTGGGAGTTCCAGTGCCGTCATTGTTATCGTCATACTTGTCATGAAAGTTGTCTGGGTCAAGAGGCCAAAATTCTTTCTTAGGTCCAGGTCCCATAATGTAATGACCGGCTTTATGTTTCACTGGCCCTTCAAGAGTGTCAGTGATACCGTCGCTGTCAGCAATCTTGTATGGTACTGGAATAGGTTTTTTAAATGTTTTAAAACTGCCGTCCTTGAACCAACTGTCGTTGATTTTACCTTCGATGAGGTTTATATATTCTCTTAGTGTTTTCATAATTAACTTGAATATATCACAGCACCTTTTTTGTCAGTGACTCTAACCAACAACACACCTTTGTTTTTATAGCTCAAGGCTGCGGATATAGCTGCTTGTTCGTTGCCATAACTGCCAATAGTGGTCCATGACTCGTATGGGTTTGTTCTTTTGAATTGTGCTTTGTACATGATTTATTATATAGCCGGAAGAGCATCGTAGTCAAGATTTTCACCCATAACACCTATCACATAGTTGGTGCTTTCGGTTTCTTGTAGGGCACTCTGTTTCTTTGAAGTATCTGTGTGCTTGTTGAACCAAGGAATCGGAGTTGATCTTGGAGCAGTGGCCTGATATTTGATACCTATGTCTTTGAGCGCACCTACAGCAGTATAGTCTACGAAATCTTTGAGTATGGCTGCGTTAAGTCCAATCACAGGACCCAGTTTAAACAGATAATCCGCCCAGGCCTTTTCTTCGGCTATCACATCTAGATACAGCTGATACACCTCATCCTCACATTCTGCTTTGGCCGCTGCGAATCTTGGATCTTCCTTGACCACCTGATTGATTAACCATGCAGTCCAACCTTTGTGTAGCAGTTCATCCTGTAGGATTAGGCTGATGATGTTGCCGTTGCCAATAAAGATGCGATTCTCTACCATGGCCAATGATGTGGCAAACGATACCATGAAGCGGAATGCTTCTAGAGCGTATGAAGCATGCAGAGCCATGTATATGGCTCTGACATGATCTTTTTCAGAGATTGCCTCGCCTATCTCTTTTCTACAGTTGATTTCATGCAGTTGATCATAGTATCGGCCCACGCTGGCAGCCATGTCTACGATTTCTTTGGTATCGTGGATTGTGTTGAACACATCCTTGGGCACATTGTAGATGTTGCGGATGATGTGACTGTATGAACGACTGTGTATGTTGGTTTCAAAGAATGTCCAATTGTAGATCAGTGCTTCTAGTTCTGGCAGACTAATCACCGGCATAAACACCTGGCTGGGAGCACGGCCCTGCAGACTGTCTAGAGCAGTTTGACGCAGGAGATTTGATGTAAAGATATGCTTGACCGCGGCGCTGGCATCTTTGAAATCGTTGGCATCTTTTGAAAGATTTATTTCTTCTGGCACCCAAAAGAATCCTCGAGCTGTTTTTTCGTAGTCAGCAATCTTGTTGTATTTGACTTCTTCGAATCTCTGTATGGTTACGGGACCGGCTGGGTCCAGAAACATCTTGCGATTCACATAATCTGTTTTATTGGCTAGGTTGTATTGTTTTTTGCTCATTTATTTTTTCCCTTTAGTTTATTTGTATGCCTGCTAATATCCAACCGCCGTTGTCTTTTGATTTCGTCATATTCCAGACTTCTTCAAATGCTTCGGGATCGACTCCAACTGTTTCTTGTATCATACCTGTAAATTCTACACTAGCAACATAGTTAGATTCAGTTTCTTCTATGCCCAACAGATTAGCTGTCAACGATATCACTGCGGTTCTATGCTCTTCTTTGGCATCACGTTGTATTAGCTGCTGTTGTATTTCCTTCAACATGGATTCTGTCATCATGTTGCTGAGTGCAGGGATGTCTGCACGATCCCATGCACCTTGCAGCAGAATAAAGTTTTGTTTAGCCGCCGATTCAAACCCTACCACATCGAAATCTGTGGGTATACTCCATGTTGTGGTTGTTACCAAGGCCGATCCAATCATTGAACCACTTGAGAATCGTGTGGGCTGAGGATCTACAGGACTCGGTTGTGGGCCTTGATAAGCAAGATTGTCACTGCTAGTCATCATACGTTTACGCATGATCCAACCTATTGCACCTAAGATTACTGCACCAATTAACAATACCATTAGAATACTGCCAAATGCTTCGCCAAAGCCTAGACTACTAGCCAGCCATGCTAGTCCTAAACCTGCCGCAATTCCGCCCAACATAGCTCCCCATGGACGACTTGGCGCGGGTGTAGGTGCTGCCTGTGGTGGTGTTGCTTGTGCGGGAGGAGCGGCTTGTTTTTTACTCACATTAGAACTTTGTTGTCCCACGCTTTTTCCACCACCTAGGCGTTTGCCAGCTTCTGCCACGCTGGTAAATGCCAGCATGCCTACCATTAATATCATAATTAAGTTTTTCATGTTATGTCCTTGTATTTCTTGATGCAAGAACTATCTTGCAGATATGTTCAAGTCTTTCGATGTGTTCGTAGGCACGCCATGGACTGGTATCGATGGCTACTACTCCATGTCCTTTTATTCCCACAATGTCATAGGCAATATTACCACGATCGTCTAATTCCAATCGATAATGACACTGATCAGCAAGAGCTTGGCTAATAGGAGGTACATTACCTACATTAGGTGCTACCTTAGTATACCGATTAAGCTCTGGAAACTCATTGCTAATAGTACTTAAATCAATTCCGGCATGCATGGCTGCAATACAATAGGTTGGATGCACATGAACAACAACTCTAACATCGTTGATGTGTTGACCCATTTCTTTCTGTAAGCCAAAGTGTAACGGAATCTCTCCTGACGGTTTTAAATTAGCACTGATATCAGTATAAAACTCTTCTTCCCAAGACTTTGTTAAAAAAGGAGGTGTTGGATTTATATGATCAACTATCTTGATCTTCTTAAACTGGTCAGGTTGCATAGTCTGCTTGCGCACACCCGATGGTGTAATGTAAAAATGATCGCGATCGTGATGTCGTATAGAAATATTACCATCTCTGCTGGTAATCCAATTACGTTTGTAAGCGTCTACTAGTATATCACAACAGGTTTCTAGCATTGATAAAATCCCAGTTGATAATTTTCCATTGGTTCTCTAAATATTTTGATTTATCTGATTGATAGTCCAAGGCCCATGCATGTTCCCACCAATCTATTAATACCACGATATCTTTTTTAATTTCATGATTCACAATAGTCTTTATCTTGCCATCTTTAGCCAAATAGACCCATCCACTGCCCTGTATCGCCATAGCTGCTTTCTCAAATTGTTGCTTGAACTGATCAAAGGTTTTATAATGTTCTTCAATGAAACTCAGTATAGGTCCTGACGGCTTGTTGTTTCTATTAGGTGCTTGATATTGTTGGAACAGAGTATTGTGTAGGAATGAGCCAGCTTCATTGAATGCTGCATCACCTTCATTGGCGTTGTAGCGTCGAGCATAACTCTGTGCCAATTCGCCGTAGTGATAGTTGATAGTGGCTTCACTGACACTGGGATCGAGTTCATTGCGCTCATAGGGCAATGGCAGTATTTCTAATCGATGCGGTCTACCTTCGTTGAGCACGTTGCGTATGAAGCTATAGGTCATAATGGTTAGACCCTAAAACTTTCACCGCAGCCGCAGCGATCTCGTTCATTGGGATTGATAAAATCAAAACCTTCGTTGAGTCCTTTCTTTACCCAATCCATTTCTATACCTTCTAGATAAACCAAACTCTTAGGATCTACAAAAACATGTACACCATGGCTAACGAAACCAACATCATCATCGCGGGGACCGTGAGGTGCATCTACAAATTCTAGCACATAGGCCAAACCACTACAGCCGGTGGTCTTAACCCCAACACGGATGCCAAGTCCTGTAGGTCTTTGTGCAAGATTGAACTTGACCTTGTCAGCGGCTGTTTCAGTGAGTGAGATCATGTTTGATTTTGTAGTCAGTTACCGCTGCTTTAATGGCATCTTCTGCTAGAATTGAACAATGTATCTTTACTGGCGGTAGTGCTAGTTCTTCGGCGATTTCAGAGTTTTTAATTTCTCCGGCTTTGTCGATGTGCATGCCTTTGACCCACTCCGTAATGAGGCTCGAGCTCGCAATAGCCGATCCGCAGCCATACGTTTTAAATTTTGCATCTGTAATAATACCTGTATCATGATCGACCTTTATCTGTAGTTTCATTACATCGCCACAAGCAG